GTGACTTGTCCGTCGCCACTATTTTATAACGGCTACTAGTAGAACCTCTGGCGTTTGGCCATAGATCCAGCAATGCAACACCACGATCATCCGTATCAAAAAATAAATCCTTCACTGCATGGTAGCCCTGACGATCCACATCAGGGTGCGTCAACTTCGCGTGTACACGAGCCTTAACCGGCGTCCCATCAGGGTATGTAAACCTTGCCGTTAGTTGAACTAAATCATTCATAAAATCACCTATGCCAATGGCCGATACGCCACCTGTAACGGCACATTTAAGTCACCTTTCAATGCAAGATTGCTTTTCATGGCAATTGCATCCCGAAACTCACTCTTATAAAAGTCGGCCAACCCTAAATGCGCCCATTCACCGCTTTTAATCACCAATAAGCGACTGAGCGCACCAGCGATCAACGCCTCAATATCACGACTATCAATCACTGCCTGAATGGAAATAGGCACCAAAGTCGCCCTCACCTGCATCACAACACACTCACCCTCTTCCATATTTGGTAAAGGAAACATCCCCAGCTCTGCGCTTCCTTGCCGAAAAAAATGCGTCGGCATACCTTGTTGTTGCTCCCACGCAAACCATTGATCCAAATTAGATAAGGTTGTGGGTATTAAGGGGTGCCCCTGTATAGAAACCTGCTCAATTCCTGCAATACCAAACCCATAGTGTCCAGTATCAACCTCGTAGTAGCGCACCTTAGGAAATACATGCAATGCATCACAGGCCCGTTCAAAGCAACGCGACTCACTGTAAAACTGCTGTGCAGCAAGCAGTAACTTACTCTCAATCAAAGCACGCGGCGCACCGGCTACCTGCAATGCAATGTGATCAACCACACAAGATAACTTCATCAACAGCCCTCACTCATAATGCGACAGGCTAAGTACTCAAGGCGCAAACGATTCAGTAGTTTGTTATGTTGCTGCTTTTTAATACCTGCCAGCTCCATATTGCTCCATGGTTTACTGGGCATTGCTAACAAACGCCAAATAGCCCCTAACACCACGCACTCCTGAGCTGCTAAAGTGACCTCATCATCGAGTGTCACCCGTACCGGTGCACACTCCGAACTGACCAACATGCGTTGTAAGTCCTGCATGGAGTGCACTAAATCACGTTCAATCAATGGTTCCACTGCCCCCAGCACCGCCACTTGTACATCCGCCACCAAATCTCGTAGCACCAAGACCGTCATGCCCCACCACCTTTTATGGACTTCTCAAATAAAGCGTAATACTGAAGCGCCTTACTGTCTTCAGCGCCTTCCGTTTCCATCGATAACGCCGCAGCTAGCATGTAATACTGCAATGCTGGTTTGTAAGTCTCAGGTAAGCCAATCACATCCTCTTGGCTCTCTACCTCAACGGGTGACACCGAATAGATAATCTCCAGCTTGCTACCTTGCTTAATCGCCGGATACACATAGAACACACGCGGGTCTTGTGGGTCTGCAAACCACTGCCTTGCAATGTGTTGCTCAGTATCGCTATGCCAGTGCGCATTCAAAGCATCCATATCGGCTAAGTGAGCGGGGCTCAATGCAGCACCCACCTTTCCTTGCGCATCCACATTACGTAATGCCCGAATAAAGGTGACACCATCTGAGGGGATCTGCTGCAATGTGCCTGACTGGCAACGAATCACGCTATGCACGGCATTCGCCGAAGGATGCAAGCGCACAATCTCACGTTGAGCATCACTGAGCAGTGCTAACAAGGTGGATCGATCCCATGTCACTGCTTCAACATCTTGTAACTGACGTGAGACAAAACGCAGCAATAGCTCAGCTTTCATTACTAGCCTGCTGGTAAATATTCACCTGATACTCCATCACTTAACGGGTTCAGCCACAATATTAAAACGTGGCACCGACTTCTCAATCATTGTCACCTTGCCATCCTTTTCAGTAGGCTCATGGATCACCTGAACTGAATTACGCAATACGTTGACAAAACGCTCAGCAATCACCACCTCAGACCCACGTCGAATACGCAGCGCACGACCATTCACCGCCACATCCACATATGGACTTTCTCCTTTCTCTTCAAAGATCGTCACTTTGTATTTCTGCTCACTAGGCTCTGAGGCACCCTCAGCCTCTTCCAGCACCTCAGGCCGATTGGCACTAGGATCAACAGGCACCGTCCCCCCTGTCTCAGGCTCCCCACCTTGAAACTTAATCAACTGGTTAATCATCTGCTCTTGCGTTAAAGCAGGCTTTAATTCTTCACCAAAGTCAGCCAATGCAATACGCTGCAGCTCAGCCTTGTCCTGTGCGTTCAAAAAATCTACTGAATACATTATTACTTCCATAAAAAAAGCCCCGCTCAACAAACGCCAAGCGAGGCTATTCAACCAACTAAATTAACAACCTGAAGGGTTAGCCGTCACACCCGCTTCAACCCGCACCATCCACATATCATTGAGAATGACCGCAGTTTGCATTGACTTCCACCCCACATGGCCACGTTGAGCGAGCGGGTCAGAATCGCTCACTTTTGGATTATGAACCAAGGGAGAAATCGCAAATCTACCTTTAAGTGGCACCAAACCATACGCATCCTGAGCCAAGTACAACACAGGGTAAACATCCGCATTGGTTCCACCGGTACTCAACATCTCAGTACGACCCGAACCCTTGGCACCACCGGCACTTTCCCAAGGCTCAAAGATCGTCGAGTACACATAGCGCACATCTTCTACCTTGCCAATTTCCGACTCATAAGGCGTCATCGAACCGTACTTTTCAACAGGAGTGAATCCTGGCATCGCTCGAATATCGGCTTCACAATCTGAATGAACCAAGCCAATAAATGACGGTGCAACCGCCTCAGTGCCAAATAAGTGCGAAGACTTCACAACCTTAGTCATCTTCTTCGCATTCTGGCGTTTAAGAAATCGAGTCACCTTGCGCTGGGTCGATAAACAAATCGGTTTATTCACCACATTTCTGTCAGCTCCATTTGCATAAAACACATTGGACCCGGCTTTCAGCTTGTTCCAGCGCATCACCTCAATCAGCTGAGCGGCCTGCTCACCGGTAATACCCATTGCCTCCTGCAACACAGGATCTTCATGAGTATCCTCAATCACATCCGTCCAAGAAACATAATCACCAAACTGCTCTAGTTCAGCCGACACATCGGTATGTGTCAGCTTTTTACCCTTGGGCGTCACACCCTCCACCAACGCAACCGGTGTATGATCTAACGCCTCATAACGACGAAAGATAATAACCTTGCTACTACTACCTGGCAGTGGTTTTGCTTGTCCAAACCGCTCAAGTACCAAATGAGGCATTGCACGTTTCAGCATTTCTTTAGCGGCATAACCCGCTGTTCTTGGTGAAATATCACCGTACTTCGTTAATGGCATAACTTATAAACTCAGTTATGATCACTCCCCATCACTCCATCCGCCTTCAAAGTCATCTTTATCAATCCTACCTCTAGGAATGACCGACCTTCCACCGGACTTCACAGCCACGCGTCGTGATCCAGAATTGTTTTGATTCTGACGACCCCCTTTATATTGATCGAGCATCTCAATGATCTGGTTCGCATCACCTTGTGCTCTCACCTGCTGATACCCCTCACGCAAAAAGCTAGGCTGCTGATTAATCCAGCTTTCCAACTCCGCAGATTGTGCAACCTCCTGAAAATCAGAGTGAGCTTCTGCAATGGTCTGAAAATGTACCTGAGCGGCCTGTTCACTCTCCCGATCCTGCTGCTGTTTTTTCCAGTCAGCAAACTCGTCCAAACGAGGATCAGGTTTTGGTGCAACCTCTTTAATCGCCGCAACAATCTCAGGAAAGTCCTCTTCAAGCTCTGCAAGCGCACTGCCCTTCACATCCAGCTGATCACTCTCAGGGGATTCAGGCTCTTCTGCTTCATCGGCTTGTAAGGTGTTACCCGTCTCCAGTTGCTGTTTTAAGCGCTCATTTTCTGCCGCTAGCTCATTCACCCGCTTATCAGATGCCGACAATCGACCACTCATTGAGTCGAGTCGTGCTTGATACTTAGTCGGGTCAAAGTCAGTATTTGGTGAATCTTGACTACCAATATCAGCACTGACGGGCGCACCCTCTGCGCTATCGTCATCACTCTGATTCAAGATTACCTGCGCATCGTCAGTCCCTAGAGCAGCATCCGTGTTGTCACTTTCTAGCCCTTCTTCGGTCTCACTTTCAGGTGCTTCATTTTCAAACGCATCCGTAAATTCAGCGGTTTCATCAATATTTTGTAAATCGTCTACCGTATCATCCATCGTTTCATTCCTATGGGAGACTCAAACCACCATGCTGGGTTTTACTGCAACTGGGCCACAAAGTGGGCAGGCACAAAAAAACCCGCATAAAGCGGGCATCATCTAGCCATTCATCAAACGTTACTCACTACGCAAATCCAATAATTCACGCACAAAATGCCAACGTCCCTGATAGCGAAAGACCTCTTCCCCTACCTGACTCGCTGACCACTCTAAAGATTGCTGACCCATCAGTTCCACCAACCTAAGAATTCTCTTTCCAGCTGGCGTTAAGACCAGCGCTTTAAATTCAATCTGCAACGCTTCTAACTCAGCCCCTTCTCTCTCTGTCATGACTCAACATCTCCCATCATTCCCTGCTGAGCTTGCATATCTTGTTGGTACTCTGCATCTGTCTTTACAACATCCATATCCCGTGAGTTCGCCATCTCCTGAGCCACTTTGCCCCACTTCACCCACGGTGCAATCATTGGATTAGAGCCTGCCATCGTACTAAACTGGTCCAAAGACTGTGCACGCTGCTCTCTGGCAACCAAAGAACTGGATGCGGTCGCCTTCGTTTTGTAATCGCCTTTAATCGTTTGGTCGGGGTGATGGAGCATATTCCACGTGTACATGGCATTGATAAACGGCTTGATCACATCATCATCAGCATTACCCACCTGATCTTTTACCGTGATATTCGCAGCTCCCATCAGCATAGATAAACCACTGGCCGTCTTACCCACACCCTTGCCATTCTCACCATGTAGATAAGAAGGGATATTAGAACTCTCATCCCCCAGCTGCTTACCCAAATCGACAATTCCAGAAAACTCCCGCAGCCTCGCATCCAAGCTATATGCACGAACCGCAGGAATACCGGCAGTAGCCCCACTCCCTTTGCGCACAATCACCCTCATAGGGTGAATTGCTCTGGGGTTCTCACCAGGAACCAGCAGATCCTTATTCACCTCAAAGATATTCCCCACTGCTTGCCCCGCATGATCCATCATCGCACGCATACCGCCATTGATAATCGACTGCTCATCTTTGATCACCTCAGGCAAACTCACCCCAAACACCCCTTGCGACTCTTTCTCATAGTGATAAGCCATGTATGGAATTGCCGGCAACTCAGGTTCTTTTAGCTCGAAGCCAATCACCGACTGCCCTAGCATCCAAATCACGGCTGGAAACTCTTGGTGTGGGTCCACATC